ATAACCCATTCTTACCAGCAGAGCTTATAACAGAGCTTGAGAGGTTAAAGGATGCTGACCCTAACTATTGGACTATCTATGGATTAGGTGAGAGGGGACTGAGTCAAGACTTGATATACTCGCATTGGAAAACAACGGAGCAGATGCCTGAGGATGGAGAAGTGGTTTACGGATTGGACTTTGGGTTTAACGTACCAACTGCCTTGGTGAAGGTTGTGTTCCACGAAGATGCTGCATATTGTCAAGAGTTGATATATGAGCCGAAGATGACAACTGATGATGTGGTGGAGAGACTAAAGACTTTAGGGATTGAGAAGTGGGATGATTTGTATTGTGATGCTGCCGAGCCGAAAACGATTGAGAGTATAGTGAGGGGAGGGTTCAATGCCAAACCGGCTAACAAGGATGTGACGGAGGGAATAAAGACGGTAAAAGCGACACCATTGTTTATTCACCAAGATAGTGTAAATTTGTTAAAGGAAATAAAAAACTATCGTTGGAAGACTGACCGCAATGGAAACAAACTTGATGCTCCCGTGAAGTTTAATGACCATATTCTTGATGCACTTAGATACGGCATATTTAGTAAATTAACTATCCCAAGTGTTACTTGGGGTGCAATATAAATATAGATGGGTTTATTAGACATATTCAAAAAGAAAGCGTTAAATCCTAACCAGAACGTAACAACAAATATTAGGGGCATCAACGGAGCGTTGTTACAAGAGTATGAGAATGGTAAGTATGTTTACGAGGGATATTTAGGTAATGCAGATGTGTATAGCATCGTGTCATTCCTTGCACGTAAAGCGGCATCAATACCTTGGTACGTTTACAAAACAAATAATACAGAGAAGGGTAGGACATCATTACTTCGCTACAAGCAATTAACAAAAGGCTTAGGCAATCAAGGTGCGTTTGAGAGAGCGGTGATAGAGAGGAAGAACGCATATAGTGAGAACATTGTGATGAACTCTGAATTAGCGAGACTATTAGAAAGACCGAATGAATACCAAGCACAAGACCAATTCCTCGAGAACTTATTTGGTTATAGATTTTTATCAGGAGAAGGTAATATTTACGGCAATGATGGAAAGGTGGGCGGTAAGTTCGTTGAGCTTAACGTGCTTCCAACCCATTTCTTGGACATCTACCCCGACCCTAACGACCTCTACGGACTCGTTGGGTATAGACTTATGGTGGACAGAGGAATAGATATTCCGAAGGATCAAGTATGTGCTTGGAAAACTTGGAACCCAGACTTTGATGCAACTACAAGAACGCACTTGCGTGGGTTGTCGCCATTACGAGCTGCATACAAAACACTTCGTATGAGCAATAATGCTGCTGATGCGAGTGCGATGATGGCGGCCAATGGTGGAGCGAAGGGTGCAATCACTCCTAAGCCATTAGGAACGATAGTGCCAAACTTCACAATAGAACAAGCAAATATAATTAAAAGAGCAGTGAATGAGGACATCAACACTGTGGACAATAAAGGCAAGGTTGCAGTGCTACAAACACCTTGGGACTATTTAAACTTTGGGTTGTCAAGTGTGGATATGGAGCTTGTTAAGACAATGCAGATGAGCCTCCATCAGTGGTGTAGGGTGTTTGGAATGCCAGCAGTATTATTTGATGTAGATACATCATCTTATAACAACTACCAAAACGCAATGCGTGACCTAATCACCAACACAATTATGCCGATGTGCTGCTCATTGAGAGATGAGTTGAACAAATGGCTTGTACCGAGATTTGGAGAGGATGTGTTCATTGACTTTGACATTACTGCTCTTCCTGAGATGCAGCAAGATATGGAGAGGATGGTTCGTTCTCTTCGTGATGCGAACTGGCTAACGATGGATGAGAAGCGAGTAGCGATGAACTATTCTAAGAAAGAGGGTGCGTGGGATATGAGTTATATCAATCAAGGACTTGTACCAATTACACAAGTAATGATGGACTTAAGCATAGCTGATGATAATAGCAACGACAACAGACAAAGAGATATGGGCGATCGTGATGGAGAGATTTCCGAAGATCCCTACGGAAATGACGTGCCTAACGGAGAGGACGATGAGGATGCAAGTGAGGATGTCGTATAAAATAAAACTGACTAATGAACGCAACGCAGCGAGGGACATATTGGCTGAAGGTGGAGAGGCTGCGAAGAACTCTTGATAAGAAATATAGTTCTTTGTTTTTTGGAGTATTAAAGGGTGAGTTAGAGAACTTTGCAAGAAGTGTGAGAAGAGATGGTGCGAGTGCTGCGGTGAGTGGACTTGGTGCAGTTGCCTGGGATGAAAAGCTAATGCCTATAATGAGGCAGATGTACCGAGAGGTGGCAACAACATTCGGCAACGCAACATTTAGAGCAGTGAGCGTGGATAGTAAGAAGGCTGCAAATCCATTTGGGTTGAATGATGAGTTTTTGAACGAGATAACATCATTTTTAATTCAATGGGGATTTTTACTTGCATCACTAATGACTAAAACAACCAAAGATAGGTTGATAGTTATAGTGAACGATGCGATGGCACAAGGCTTGAGCAATGAGGAGATAGCAAAACTGATACTTAGCGACCCACAGATACAATATGCGAAGTATAGAAGCGTGATGATAGCAAGAACGGAGGTGATGAGGTCGAGCAACTATGCAGCATTAAAAGGCGCAGAGAAGTTGCCATTCCAAGTTGATAAGATTTGGATAAGCACAAGAGATGCGAGAACAAGGCGCATACCTAAAGACTTCTTTGACCATTGGAATATGGATGGGCAGATTGTAGCATACAACGAGCCATTCATAAGTGCGGATAAAGTTGGGAGACCTATTGTGGTGGATGCACCTGGCGACCCAACTGCACCAAAAGGATTTACAATTAATTGCAGATGCGCAGTAGGATTCATTCCGAAGCGTGATGCAAACGGACAACTAATAATGAAATGATATGCCAGTATATTATTGCGAAAGTAACGGAAAATATAAAATAGGTGAAAATGGTGAATGTATTTACACTTCAAGGGACAATGCCGAATCGGCTTATAGGGCTTATTTGGCAGAGGAGGGACAGAAGGAAGAGACAATTAAAAACGATAATACAACGAATAAAAATATGATTTACAATTACAAATCTTTTGGGTTAGAAGTAAAAGATGTTGATGCGAAAAGTGGGGTAGTAAGTGGTTACTTCTCTGCCTTTGGTATGGTAGATAGTGATGGTGACATCATTATGCCTGGAGCATTTAAAAGGTCAATTCAAGATTGGGGACCAGAGGCAAAGGGTAGGATTAAGCACTTACTAAACCACGACCCGTCTAAGCCATTGGGAAAGCCTATCGTAATTAAAGAAGATAGTTATGGACTCTATTACGAGTCAAAAATAGGCACTCACCAACTTGGTAAGGACTTTATCAAGATGGTAGAGAGTGGACTGATTGCAGAGCATAGCATTGGTTTTAAAACACTGAGAGAGCAAAAAGGGTCAACTGCTAATGAGATACACGAAGTAATGTTATTTGAAGGCTCAAGTTTAACAGCTTGGGGTGCAAATGAGAATACACCATTATTAGGATTAAAAAATATGGGTAACGTAGAACAGGTTAAGGATCAAATCAAAGCATTTGAGAAGTTTATTCGTGATAGTGATGTCACTGATGAGACAATCGACCTATGCTTAATAAAAGTAAAACAACTCGCACAAGCAATAGAGATGATGAGTAGCACTGCTCCAGTCATTGCGACAGAGCCGCAGCAAAAAGAAGCTGAATTGCCAGTGGGTTCATTTATATCAATAATTAATAAAATCTAAAAAATGAGCGATTTAAAAGCATTCGAATCTGCCCTCGAATCAAAATTGGCAGAACAAAAAGCTGAGGTTGCAAGTGTAACCGAGAAGGCTGCAAAGGCATTTGACTCTAAGGTAGAGCAAATCAACGAGCAAATGGAGAAGTCTAACAAATCTCTTGCTGAAGCAATCAACGAAGTAAAAGAAGCTAAGGCTGCTTTTGGTAAGTTGAGCGCAAACGCTGAGAAGAAAGTTGCAACTTCATACGCTGAACACGTAAACAACATCAAGGCTGAGATTGGTTCTGCAATCGAAAAAGGCTGGAACGAAATCAAAGCTGCTGCACGTAGCAATGGTAAAGGTTTCTCTGCTGACATCGATTTGAAAGCAGTTGGTGTAATGACCATCGGTAACAACTTGACTGGTTCTGTTTACACATCTTATGTTGACAACCCAGCTCTTCGTAGCTTCGTTAACCCACACCTTAGAAGTGTGTTTAACATCATCCCAGTATCAACTGGTTCAGTATCTTTCCCAAGAGGTAACACTCCGGTAGGTGAAGGTTCTTTCGGTAAGCAAACTGAAGGTTCTGCAAAGCCACAAGTTGATTACGATGTAACAGTTGTAAACACTGCGTTGTCTTTCATAGCTGGTTATGCTAAGGTATCTCGTCA